AAGTCATTCATCTGCTCAGGCAACCTTGTACGACACGCACAACAACAAGGCATCTATGTAGTTCTGATTGACTCAGAGAACGCACTAGACGAAGCATGGTTACACGCATTGGATGTAGACACATCAGAAGATAAACTATTGAAATTGAATATGGCAATGATTGATGATGTTGCTAAAACTATTTCAGAGTTTATGAAATCATATAAAACATTTCCAGAGACAGACAAGCCCAAAGTCTTGTTCGTTATTGACTCATTAGGTATGTTGTTGACACCCACTGATGTAAATCAGTTTGAAGCAGGTGATATGAAAGGTGACATGGGTCGTAAGCCTAAAGCACTTACATCACTAGTTCGTAATTGTGTTAATATGTTTGGTAGTCACAACGTTGGATTAGTTGCTACTAATCACACATATGCTTCACAAGATATGTTTGATCCTGATGACAAGATTTCAGGTGGTCAAGGTTTTGTTTATGCAAGTTCTATCGTTGTTGCGATGAAGAAACTGAAACTGAAAGAAGATGAAGATGGCAACAAAGTATCTGACGTTCGAGGCATTCGCTCCGCATGTAAGATTATGAAAACTCGATATGCGAAGCCATTCGAAAGTGTTCAGATTAAGATTCCGTATGAAACAGGTATGAATCCTTATTCAGGCATGCTTGACATGATTGAGAAAAATGAACTTGTTAAGAAAGAAGGCAACTCACTAGTCTACACAACACTTGATGGTGAAATCATTAAGAAGTTTCGTAAAGCATGGGAAGCTAATACAGATGGTTGTTTAGACAAAGTTATGTCTGAATACCAAGAAAAAACATCAACAAAGCTAAGTACAGTAACACCGGAGGAGGAGGTTACTGAATGAGCTTAGATTTTGTTGCAGAGGTATGGGAAGTTTTAAATTCCCATATTGATTTAAACGAACGCAGTGATGCGGCAGATTCGTTAGTCAACTTTTTAATCGAAAACAACTACGAAACTGATGATATAAAAAATTCCTTTAGAGGCGAGAAAGAAATTTTGAAGGCTCTAAAGAATTATATGTCTGAGCAGGAAGAAGTTTACGATGAAGATGAGGACTACGATTCTGACGAAGATGAATGGGATTAAATGAATTGGTATACCAAAGTATCGACGGACTTGTCCGCGATACCGGATTTCATTACGCACTACGAAACGGAATTGGCTGAAGCCAAAAAAGAAGTAAAGGTATATGGTAATGTTGAAAAAAATATTGCCAATCTACCTGGTATCACTGAGCACCGTTTCAATCAACTACAAGAGATAGAAGCGGTATTAAACTATCTCAATATTAAACTTCGGCAAATTCGCCGAAAACATTTTCAAAAATATTTAGAAGCGTATAATAGAGCACTGACAAGCCGTGATGCTGAAAAGTATGTAGACGGTGAATCAGAAGTGATTGATTTTGAAATTCTAATCAACGAAGTGGCATTACTACGCAATCGTTGGTTGGGTATCTTAAAGGGACTCGATGCTAAACAATGGCAGATGGGTCATATTGTAAAACTCCGTACTGCTGGTATGGAAGACATTTCGATTGGATAAGGCATGACACAAATTTACTCATTACCGTCAAGTATCACATTAACTAATGGTTCCTCAAGTGGAATGTTTGGTGGTGCAATTGGTGCAGGGCAAGGTATCACATTAGGTAATTTATCTACTAGCATAACTGGCATCTTTGCAGACCACATTTCATCATCTAGCAACGTGAAGAAGTATGAAATAATTGAAACTACTGAGGATTTGTTGGCACTAAGTTGTGCATGGTATCGCATTAGACAAGACAAACATACCCTTCAACCACACGTTACTAGTTTACTATCCGATGCATTGTTTAGGCACGTGACCCCGGAAGATCGTACTAAGGCAGAAGAAGTACGTGATTACTATAGTAAGAAGTTTATGGTCATGGCGTTGAAGGATCTAAGACTAACACAGTTCCGTCATGACTTGAAAGAATATTTACTAGGCAATCCAAATAAATTCACTGAGAAAACTGTACCAATGGTCTATCGGCTACCTGAATTTCATGCACATGATGTTGAGTTTGATGTTATCAAGCGTGACTTTGAGAAAGATATTCCTGAGTTCAACACGTTGACTCGTAGAACAATTAACAAGTCTGTACGACTTACCCCAGTCAAAGGGTTCAAAAAGAATAGCAAAATCCGCGGTAAGTTTACTGAGTACTGGTTGAAAGATTCTAGTAATCGTGCTTATCGTTTTGGTCTTACTGCTACTAATCCATTGATTGGCTTATGGGATATGCAATTCAACAATGGCGATATGGTTCTTAACTTGAACACACAGGCCGCACGCCGTGATGAATTGCAGTACTTCAACATTGGGTCAATCCTAGAAGGTTGACAATAAATCATTTTGGGCGTACAATATATGTATGAACTTCAAAATGAGTACTTACGAACGCATTGCCGAAAAACTACTGAAGGGCCAACCCAAAGCAAAGCCCTTCGGTAAGTTTATTGACGGTAAGGTTCTCACTGGCACTAAGAGCCTCCACCGAACACACCAATCTGTCCGGTGGCGCCTGTTTTGGCGACTCAAGCAAAATCGCATAGCCAAAACTTGACAATAAATGGATTTGGGTCTATAATACATGTATTGAATCAAGAAAAGGAACTGAAATGACTATCAAGCGTTTTAAACAATCTCAGCGTTTTCGTGTTATCGTTGGCGATACTGTGTATGCCGCATGCTTCTATGCTAATGCCAAACAGATTCGCAACGGTGTCGGTGACTTTGTAAAATGCAATGCCGCTACTCAAAAAGCACTAGATGCACTTGAATTCACCCGCTCAGGAGAAGGTGTTGCTGACCAATGTGCTACTGGTCTTGCAGGTACTTGGGAAGGTGTTCCTGTGCAATTAACAATGGCTTGACAATAAATGGTTTTGGGTTTATAATAGAGTCTTATTCAGTCAAAAGGAGTTGGTCATGGGATATCGTGTTGTTGCAGATAAGTTTGAAATGGATCAAATGCGTCAGAAATACGGCCCACGCAAGGGACTTGAAGGTCCTTTCAACTTCTCCGGTCGAGTGTTGTATTATGACAACAAAGAAGGTCAGTACTACGATCCGACTACTGATTTCTACGTGGAACAATCCGAAATGGATATGATCCACAATCAATTGGTTGCTAAACTTTAAAGGTTGACAAAAAATGTCTATTATGGCTGAACTTTTCATTGACGTACAATTAGACCTTGAGTCGGGTCTGGATCCGCGTGATATTGCACGCCGGTTAGATATCCCAATTCATTGGGTTTATGAAGTAGCGGAAACTCTTGAGGATGAGTCTACTGATTCCTATGATCCGTTTAATACTGTCAATTCCTAAGGTTGACAATAAATGGATTTGGGTATATAATACAATCTTAGACAGTTAAATAAAGGACTATGAAATGACAAAGAAAATCTCTATCAAAGTTTTTGGTGACCCCGGACATGCATGGGCACGTTTTCCTAAAGCTAAGTTGGTTAGTCTTGGCATTGCCGATAAGATTACCCCTTACAGTTATCAAAATGGTACTAATGCTTTCCTTGAGGAAGACTGTGACCTGTCAACACTAATGACGGCTCTTAAAGCCAAAGGTTATGAAGTCAAATTCAATGAAAGCTTTACCAATAAGCAAAGCAAAATCCGTAGTTATTGCACATACCAAATTTGACAATAAATGGATTTGGGTGTATAATACATTTATGAAATCAAAAATCTTTATTGTTCAACGTGACAACGACAAGTATTTCAAACAGAAACTGCCCACATGGCGCAATGGTTTCTGTGAAATAGTACGTAATGTCACTATTGAAAAGGACCCGCACGACATTTACCAAGATGGTGAATGGGGTTATATCACGGTCTATGGCCGTAAAATTTATGTCACTAGATCCGGCACTGAATTTGCGTTTGAAATTCGTGGCTAAAAGGTTGACAATAAATCACTTTGGGTATATAATAGAATCTTAAACAGTTAAACAACAGGAGTTAAAAATGTCAGCATTAAAAACATATCTGGATCGTAAGAACGCTTATGCTACAATCTTTGGTGCAAAAGCACTTACGTTAGACAATGCTACTGACCGTCAAAAGATTGCCGATTCAATCGATTCAGATTTGAGTCCCGAGAATTTGACATGCGATGGTGAACTGCCCCGTAGTCTGGTTCAGAAACGCTACAAGGAATTGACAATGGCGGCACGTGAATTGCAGAAGTTGGACCCATCTGTTAAGTTTTACGAATTTGCCTAAAGGTTGACAATAAATGGGCATTCGTGTATAATACTTGTATTGACAGTTAACTAACGGAGCAAATCAATGTCTACAGTTCGCATTATTTCTGGTACGTATCGCAATCAACCTGTTAAAGGTGAAGTGTTCACACTGGTACGTGGTTTTCAAACAGGTAAAAAGGGAGGTTACGTTACAGTGAAGAATGATGGTCAATTTAACATTGACATTGATGTTGTCAAAGTCAAGGTCGATACAATGTCTGATGTTCAGTTTTTGAATGGTTCTGAGCCAGTAGTCGAAGTGCCCACTGCTGTTGCTCAAGTTACTGAAACTGATGAACAAGCAATGGACCGTATTGCTACTCGTTTCGGTGTGCTTGATGAAATGTCTAAGGCATGTATCAAAGGTGACATTCGTGCTATGATTGTTACAGGTCCTGCAGGTATCGGTAAGTCACACGGTGTGTCTTTGCAAATGGAAAAGGCATCATTGTTCGATCAAGTTGCAGGCAAGAAGGCCCGCTTTGAAGTTGTCAAAGGTGCTATGTCAGGCATCGGTTTGTTCGCTAAGTTGTACAAATTCTCTGATGCTAAAAACGTTCTCGTTTTCGATGACTGTGATATCTGGGAAGATCAAGACGCTGTTAACGTACTGAAAGGTGCATTGGATTCAGGCAAGACTCGCCGTATCTCTTGGAACAAAGATTCACGTATCTTGCGTGAAGAAGGTATCCCTAACAGTTTCAACTTCAACGGTTCTATCATCTTCATTACAAACAAATCGTTTGATAACAAGAAGGCATCTAAGATGCAACCTCACTTGGATGCGTTGCAGTCTCGTTGTCACTTTCTGGACCTGACAGTTGATACTGAGCGTGACAAAATGTTGCGTATCAAGCAAGTTCACCGCGATGCCGATGGTGGTTTGTTTGCTGACTATGATTTCACTCAGGAACAAACTGATGAAATTATGTCTTTCATTGATGCTAACTGCACTAAATTGCGTGAAGTGTCTTTGCGTATGTGTTTGAAGGTTGCTGACTTGGTTAAGATTTCTGCTAACTGGCGTGAACTCGCTAAGGCAACTTGCATGAAAGGTTAACCCCTGCAGTGTGCGTAGCGGCAATGTCAATAAGTCCGCTTCGATAAGTTTGTCATTGGCTCTTTCTTTTGGGGACTTCGGTCCCCTTTTTTTGCCTATATACTTGATTAAGTCTAACGTATTAGCTATAATAGTAGGATGATACCTGTACAAACAAAAGAACACCTTATCTATTTCATGCAAAGTGGCATGATGCGTTTAAGTAAATATGACCTTCGATTCGTGCAAAATCTACAGATTCTCGCATTAGAGAAAGCCAGTCTGACTACAAATCAAGTAGCACTGTTTGACAAATTAGTTGACAAATATCGTAGGCAATTGCACAAGCATGGATTAACTACAGAACAACTTACTATATTAAATTGGGATTCAGAAGTTGTACCTAGCGATCCTAAGTTCACAGAAGCATATGTCACAATTGACAATAGCAATATTCTTTTCAGAAGTCCATTCAATAAAAAATTTGTAGACGCATTCAACAAAGTGCCCAACAATCCTTTCAAATGGATGAAGGAAAGGAAAGTATATGAGGCATCATATAGTACTCATGCGTTGAAATTGTTACTCAGTATATCACCTGAACACTATCCAGTTGTAAATTATTGCCCAATCACTTCGGGACTATTAAATAGTACTGAACAGTTTAATGCCAAATATTGGTCACCCACTCTAGTAAAAACAAATGGTAATTACTTGATAGCGGCAACAAACGTGCATGTTGATAAAGCTATTAATAACTTGCCATTATCAGCCGATGTTGACTGTTTAGTTAACCTATCTATACACGGTATTCGTGTAGATAATGCTATAATCAACAATGATCCGTTACTCAAGTTTGCATCAGAGTATGAGACGGAAGTTGATTTCAAAGATGTAGACCAATTGATTACATATCTAAAAGCAATAAAATGTGATAGTGTGTTAATTACTGGACAGTCATCGATGATGGTTCAATATAGAAGAATACTAACTAACAAACTCAAGGAAGCAGAAATCAATCTTGATGAAAAAAACTTCTTAGAAATAGGATCTAGAATCAACAATCATGTAAATCCAGTGATGATAAACCTTGCATCTAATATCAACGTTCATGTTGACAAGTTAAAGAAAATAATTAGAATGAAAAATTCTACACCGGTGGTAGTTAAATGAAATCATGTAAAGTAATTGTCAAAGATGAAGTCAACGTCAAGTTAGAGGGCCTAGAACTAGGTGATCGTAAGACATTGATGAAGATGTTTGAGTATGAGAAGCCTGGCGCTCGGTATTTGCCAAGTGTCCGACTAGGTCGTTGGAATGGTAAGGTAAGTTATTTCAGTTTAGGTGGTACAACGTATGTTAATTTACTGCCCCAGATACTACCTCTATTAGATCAAGCTGGGTATGATATTGAGTTGGAAGATTTGCGTACATATAGCACAGTATTTAATTTCAAACAGATTGAGGAAGACACATTTAGTATGTATAACTGGCCTAAGGGCCATCCTAAAGCAGGTGAGCCTGTAACATTTCGTGACTATCAATTAACAGTAGTCAATGAGTTCTTAGCTAATCCACAATCAATACAAGAAGTTGCTACTGGTGCAGGTAAAACATTAATGACTGCCGCACTTAGTTACAGTATACAAGACTACGGGCGCAGTATTGTCATTGTTCCTAACAAAAGTCTAGTCGTTCAAACAGAAGCAGACTATATCAATTTGGGACTTGATGTTGGTGTATACTTTGGTGATAGAAAAGAATACGGCAAGACACATACTATTTGTACTTGGCAAAGTCTAGGTAACATGTTAAAGAATACTAAATCAGGCGAAGCAGAAGTATCCATCGGTGAATTCATTGAAGGTGTTGTTTGTGTCATGGTTGACGAAGTACACATGGCAAAAGCTGATGTATTAAAAGAATTATTGACTGGGGTAATGAGTCAGATTCCAATTCGCTGGGGTTTAACTGGTACTATCCCCAAAGCAATTTATGAAGCACAAGCATTGTATATCTCTCTTGGGAACGTTACGAATAAACTATCAGCAAGTGAATTGCAAGAGAAGGGTGTACTAGCGCAATGTCACGTTAAGATATTACAACTTAAAGATGACGTTGAGTTTAGCAATTACCAAAGTGAGTTAAAGCATTTATTAGAAAACAAATATAGACTAGATGCAATAGCACAGAGAATTATAGATATCAGTCAGACAGGTAATACACTTATCCTAGTTGACAGAGTTAATGCAGGCAAAGAATTAGTAAGTAGAATCCCTGAAAGCGTTTTTGTTTCGGGTGATACTGACATGATGGAAAGAAAGGAACAATATGATGAAGTTGCAACTGCTAGTAAAAAGATTATTGTGGCGACTTATGGTGTGGCCGCTGTGGGTATTAATATTCCTAGGATTTTTAATCTGGTTCTTTTGGAGCCCGGAAAAAGCTTTGTACGGGTTATACAATCTATTGGGCGAGGTATTAGAAAAGCTGAAGACAAGGACTTCGTCCAAATCTGGGACGTAACTAGTAACTGCAAATTTGCAAAGAGACACCTCACACAACGAAAAGTTTTCTATAAAGAAGCTAACTACCCTTTTGATGTAGAGAAACTAACCTATAAGTGATACAATACAAATATGAGAATTTTAACCCTTGACAATCAATTTTACAATCTGGAGACTCTCCCGGATGAAATTGATGACTTACGTTTTGCGATACTTGACAACAGTAATCCAAACAATGTAGACTATCATTATATACCATTAATCTTTTTAGAATCGTTTAACGCGCCTGCACTTGTGTTACGTGTCGGTGATACTACAATCAAAATGCCGGTAGATTGGCAAATACTGATCGGTGAAAAAGAACACGGTGATTTAGAAACACTGCCCCTGACTAGTATTAATGACAGGGGCTTTAGTGCGTTTGAGTTTAATCCACTGAGTAGTTTCAGACCTGACTTTTTGCAAATTGAGATTGTAGACATTTACCATGACGTAACTTGGTATGCACCTAGACTAAAGAACGGGCAGTTCTTGTGTGTACCTCTAGATGACAGCACTAAACCTAGATGCATTTACTTTGTTAAAGAGATTAGTAGAAATTGTGAGATTGTAGATTATCAACAGGCATTCTAATGGCAACCAAGAAACCGCAATTAGCTAAAGACGAAAAGTTTGAGAACATTGATGTTGATTTGTTCGATATTCTTGCCGCTATAGACAAGAAAGATTATGGCTATTACGATAGACTAACAGACGAACAGAAAAAGAAGATCGTGCCTTTCATGTTAACTCACTGGATGAGTGCTATTAAAGGTAGTGAAGGACTATCACGTTATTATGTGATGAGTACAAATGAGTATGCTAACAAATATTTGTTTGCTGAATTTGTGCAACGTCATCCTAAACTTCAATGGATGATGCTGTGTAGTGCTAGCCCAGGACTAGGCAAACAATTTCATCAGTGGATCCCTCACATCAGAGACAAAGTTATCAAATACAAAGAGGCAGCGACTCTAAAAGAAATCAAAGACTACTATACAAAGATTTATCCTAAGGCTGATAGTGAAAGCATTGGCGAGGTATCTAAAGCGTATGTAACAGAACAGAAACGTAAAATGCATCTAGGTCAAATCTATCCTCACATGAAGGTAGCTGACTTAGAAGTACTAAATCAGATTGTGTCAGATGAAGATATCGAACAGTACGAAAGAGATAGAGGAAACTTCTAAACCCAAGTATGGGTGTGAGTTTTGCGGTCGCAGTTTTTTGCGTGAGTCAACAGTACTCAAGCACATCTGCGAATATAAACATCGTTGGCTAGAGAAAGATCGCCAAAGCAATAGATTAGGCTTCCAAGCTTGGTTACAATTCTATAAAAAGAATAGTGCAAGTAAGAAGCAAAAGACCTACGAAGAATTTATCAAGAGTGCATATTACACTGCGTTTGTTAAGTTTGGTAATTACTGTGTCGAAGTCAATGCATTGAATGTAAGTAGATATGCTGATTGGTTAGTAAAGAATCAAATCAAGATTGATACATGGACATCCGATACAAACTACAACAAGTATTTGATTGAATATTTGCGTATAGAAGATCCACTGGATGCAATTCATCGTAGTGTTGAAACTACAATTGAGATGGCACAAATTGAAACAATTCAAAGTAGAGACTATTTGCGGTTTGGCAACAGAAACAAAATCTGTTATTCAATCACTACTGGCAAGATTAGCCCTTGGATGTTGTTTCAGTCTAAGAGTGGTATTGAGTTCATGGATCAACTTGATCCTACACAAGTAAAAATGATTATCGACTACATTGACCCTGAGAAGTGGGCACTAAAGTTTCACAGAGAACCAGAGAATGTCAGAACAGTTAAAGAGATTCTCACAGCCGGTGGGTACTAAAGTGCGTATACCTTGGAAGATGGGTGATACGGTTACCGATTGGAATGAAACCTGTGCACAGGCAATAGAAATGTTTGGATTGCCGGGAGATAAATTTACTACTCAACTAACAGAGGATCATCTGGATTTCATTTTCAAAGATGAAAAAGATGCTATAATGTTTGAATTAACATGCGGATGATCTATGATTAAATTTATTCCAGTACCAATCAGTGACCATGATCCCATTCTAGGAAAAGACTTCAATCAGAAGTTTGCTTCTTTTATGAGTAGATACTATGCCCCCTTTCAACAAGATGACCTTGAAATTCAACTAGCAAAAGAAACTTGGGAATATGGAATATCTAAAAATATACACAATGCAACATGGGTTGGTGCAGGAAAAAATGTTGTTGATGTAACAACACCTATTGCTGACTTTGATGTTAAGGGTATTAGTATTCAAAATTTAAATAAGGGATTGACTACAGAGGCTAGCTTCCTACAAAACATCCAAGCAAAGAACGCTAGTTTGTTTTCCAATTTATTTGCAAGCAAAGACTATCAAGGATTGAAAACCATGTTTGTTGATCCTTACATGGCTAAGATTTCTAAAACAAACAATCTGCATCTTCTTACTGTTATACGTGAGAAAGAAACAAAAAAGGTGTACTATTGTTTATTCAAGGTAGAACCTACTACACTAACATCTACTGAGTTTGTAGACCAAATGACACCTATCGGTGACTGTTCTGTTACTGTTCCTATGATTGATCCGATGTACGGTAGGACATATCTATACAGCAACAAACGTAGACTGGAAATTAAACTGAATGCATCAGGTTTAAGTTCTTTTTTAATATATTCACATAGCTATTAACATGTTTAGAATCAAAGCTAGAATACGTAAATGGAAAGCTGAACGAAAGCTTGAAAAAAGTGGTTACCACACCTGGTCACGTTATCGACACAACAGGGATCCTGACGTAGCGAGGTATGCCGATGATGTAGGTAGTTTCTATGAGAGGTATCCCTACGTATGTTCCTTTAAGGATTACAGTCATTACGCATTCCAATGTATTTGTGACAATGGACCGTTTGGTGATATCTATGGATACGATGAAATGCGAGTGTGGTGTGAAGATAAGATTCGATGGAACTATCGCTTAGACATTCATAGAGTCTGGGAAGATGATTACGGTAAAGCAAAATTCGATGATGTTGGTGGTCGAGATATAATCTACTTTGCCTTCAAGAACGAAAAAGACTTAACATATTTCTTGTTAAGATGGTCATGAAACAGAATGAGTATAGACATTTAGGTCATGAAGTTCTCATTCATAAAGACAATCATGTACCAGCCGGACAATGGTGCGAAGAACAACTCGGAAAACGTTGGGAAGCTATTGGCTATAGGTCTGGACGGTGGTGTATGTTCTGGGCAGGTAGAAATAATTTTGACAAGTATAGATTCTGTTTTGCCACTGAACATGATATGATGTGGTTTAAGCTGAGGTGGTCATGAAGATAGTAGTAAATGTTGATAACTCAACTGAAGTATGGGCACTGCTTGAAAAACTAAAAGAAAAAAATTTGTACGTGAACAAGGACTTTACTTTTAGGTACATTCCACCTCAGTGTGATGAAGGTTGGGAAAAAATCCAACGAAAATGTGTAATATTTGATTTTGTTGACGGAAAGAATGCCACATGGTTCTCTCTGATAATATGAAATCATCCCTTTATGATTGGGTAAGAGGATGGGAAGATGACCATCCATTTTGGCATACGCATGTTATAAATGCTCAAACTGAATCAGATTTAGATAAACTACACAAAGAAGTAGTATTATGGTTGTATAAAAATATTAATAATCCAGAAAGACATTGCCGTTGGATTAGACTTGACACGAAAGTTAGTGTAAAATTCAGACATGAAAAAGATTACCTTTGGTTTACGTTGAGTTTTTAATATGGTAACAATATATCTACGTGACTTTACAAATGAACATGAAGCTTGGATCGCAAAAAATATAGGTCCAAGAATGCATTGGATACACAATAGCAGAGGTGGGCAAGGTTGGATAGCAAAGAGAGATTTTCGACCCGGAATAGGAAGTGCTTGGGCTCTTACATTTGAAGATGATAGACAAGCAACTTTTTTTGGACTGATGTTTTCGGAAGTATTAGCATGACTAAAAATGTAGAAAAAGATACAATAGACAACCTGAGCAGGATTATGGCAGAAGAAATTGATTGGGAACTTATGGTAGATATGATGATAGCAGTGGGCTGGATTAAAGTATCTATACCTAATTCATGGTCAGATATGACATCATCGTTCTCACGTGAAATTAAAGAATGGTGTAGGGATAATGTCAAAGGTCACTATAATAATAGAGGTCGAATGTGGGTGTTTGAAAAGGCAGAAGATGCTGAATGGTTTATGTTGAGGTGGCTATGAGTTTTAAAGTAAAAAAGTTTAATGTACAAGGTGTTACCTATATGGTAGACTGGCCACAAACATCAGAAATGAATAAACATATTAAGAAAACAGACTTGTTTGAGATTATGTTTAGAACCGTTCGCAGTGACCATGCTGGTCTTGCAATCAAACTCAATAACAATGAATATGATATAATGTGGGTCAACAGTGATGTGTGGTTTAATAAAAAGAACTATACAGAATATGTGCGAGACATGTATGAGATTGTTGGGTTAGCGTTTAAAAATGAAACAGAAGCAAACTGTTGTGCTGAAATCATGAACAAGAATCTAATGTGGAGAATACTAGATGGCAATTACACCGTTTGATACATTATCACCCTACATAGAAATTGTTGAATATGAGTGTGTAAACACATGTGACTCCGGTAAAGTTATTTTTCGTTGTAAAGATAATCCATTGGAAGTCATTAAGTGGTGTCGCAAAAACTTTGGCAACAGAGGTGATGGTTGGGACTTTTCAGGGTCTGCTAAGACTGTAGATATTACGATATGGTCTAGTAAACTGATAACTATGTATGAATTATGGCAGAACTAATATGAATGAATTGATTGATGGCAAGGGTTACGTTGTAGCTGAACGCTACATACCAGAGAAACTAATAGATGCAGTACATAACAAACTGCACACATTATATCCAGTGAGAGCTAGTAGTACTAATAAGCAATACGCAGAGGGTGAGAAGATAAAAGACTTGCCTGACATTAACGTTTGGTGGAGTCAGATGGTAATGGACTGGCCCGAAGTTATAGAGATAGAATCTATGGTCAACGAACTAGTGAAGCCATATCTACCTACATTAGAATGGTATGCTAGTGATATTGTAGTAATTGAGGGTAACAGCACATGGATTAATCCGCACGTAGACACCCCGCATCGATTTAAGAAATACAACTACGATAAGCGACTGTTAGGCGTACAATCAATTGTTTCATTATTTGACTTAGACAAGACTAGAGGAGTTACTGGAGTAGTTCCTGGAAGTCAAAAACAAGATCACAATATAAACTTATGTTATCAGGGCTTCTACAATTCTCACTTCAATAAAAATTGTGTGCAACCTAACTTACCCAAAGGAAGTGTTTTATTATATAATTGTAGAGTATTGCATAGCAGTATGCCCAATACACAGGATACACTTCGCCAGGCTCTATTGATTAATTACCTAGATAGTAGTATAATCAGTGATATCCGATCTACGGATAACATATGGAATAATGATAATGGCAAATGATGTAATGATCGACCTTGAGACACTGAATACAGCACCTGATTGTGTTGTATTGTCTATTGGTGCGGTAAGGTTCGATCCTAGGGGCAATGGCGTAGTAGAACGATTAGAACTCAAGCCTACAATAGAAGATCAAACAGAAATATATAATAGGAGTATCAATGACGATACAATCAGATGGTGGGGACAACAAAATCCAGCGGCTCTTGAAGAAGCATTTAGTGAAGATGGACGTATCCCTTTTGCTGAGTGTATGGAGACCCTTTATAAGTTTTGTTGGAATCGCCGTGCTGTCTGGAGTAATGGCGCTCCATTTGACCTTGTCGTCATGGAGCATGCCTGGAGACAAGTTAGTGACAAGCCAAATCCCATCCCTTGGCCCTTCTACACAATGCGAGATACTCGAACATTGTACGAAATCGCAGGAGTAAGTCTTAAAGACGGTGGACATTCTACAAGTCATAAAGCGGTAGAAGATGCTGAACGACAATCTATTGTCGTGCAAAAGGCATATATGAAATTAATGAAAGCAGGGTTAGCTATAAAATGAAAACATACGGTGACGAATTACCAGGCGTACGCATAGTACATAGAGCACAGCACGTTGATAACAGAGGTTATTTCAGCGAGACTTGGAAGATGACTGATGATGGTATGCGTGGTACATATCGTCAGTTGAACACAGCAGTATCAACACAATATGTTGTCAGGGGTATGCATAGACAAGATCAGTATAAGCTGGTCATGCCTGCATATGGTAGAATATTTGATGTAGCAGTAGAACCAAAGACTGGTAAGTGGTTTGGTGTTGAACTAGATAGCACATTAGGCTTGTTGATTCCACCTCAATATGCACATGGATACATGGCATTGACAGACAATGCAATTGTACAATATATTGTAGACATGCCTTATAACAAAGAGATTGAAGAAAACTTCAAATGGAATGGATATACCATACAATGGCCTAATGCCATTGAGCCAATACTTTCGGAGAAAGACAAATGAAGATAGGATTTAACTGTAGCAGTTTTGACTTGCTACATGCAGGGCATGTAACCATGCTAAAGATGGAAAAGCAATTGTGTGACTACTTAATTGTTGCGTTACAAATTGACCCTACGATTGACAGACCCGGCGTAAAGAACAAACCTATTCAAAGTGCATATGAACGTTATGTGCAATTGCAGGCTTGCAAGTATGTAGATGAAATTCTTATCTACGAAACTGAATATGACCTGCTTCAACTGCTAATGACACAGAAGATTGACATTCGATTCCTAAGCGATGAATACTTGAATAGAGACTTCACTGGTAAACAATGGTGTATGAACAATGGAGTTGAATTGTATTATCATAAGCGCAATCATGATTATAGTTCAAGTGAACTCAGAGCCAGAACTGCTAGACTTGAACGACTAAAGGGTGTAGAATCAATTGATGAGGAACCCCCACAGTACTCACCTGATCTAGTAAAGAAGCATTCATGAAATTCAACAGTGACATTGACATTGACTTTGGAGATAGAGATAAGATTCTATCTCTGATTGACCACATTCCTGCGGCAATGCGTAAGATTAATCCCATGCGTAAACATGCCACTGGTGTTCATGTCACTGATGTTCCCTATGATCCTGTCAATGATATGGCAAGTATTGACTACAGTGAAGCAGAAAAGCGCGGATACTTGAAACTAGACTTGTTGAATGTACACATATACAATCAAATTCGTGATGAACGTCATTTGATTGAACTTATGCGAGAACCCAATTGGGATCATCTAAAGAACAAAGATTTTGTTGAGAAGTTGATTCACTTGAATAATCAATATAGCACATTAAGAAGTATGCCAGAATCAGTGAATAGTATTCCTAGACTTGCTATGTTTTTAGCTATCATTCGTCCGGGAAAGAAGCACTTAATTAGTAAGACTTGGAAAGAAGTAGCAAAAACAGTATGGGACAAAGATCATACAGGATACACATTCAAAAAGAGTCACGCAATTGCATACTCACATTTAGTAGTAATTCACATGAATCTGTTGGAAGAGACTACGGTAATCGTTTGACAAGTGTGATACTGCGTCTTTTTGACCTGCGCTTATGAAGTTCATTCATACTAGTAATAGGACCATGTAAAACTGTCAGATTTTTGTTCGTGAATGTTCTGAGAAAGGGCTTAAACATAGTCCAATCATCTTTCAAAAACAGGTTAATGGGAATCAATCTATTTGATTCCCACCACCATACGTCCCCTAATTCTAAAAACTTAGCTTTTGCGACGGGTTCCATTATCGCTCCGTAATCATAGATAGTGGTTACGGAATCATCCCTATTCTGGATTATTCCTACGTAGTCTTGATTAGCGTAAGAACAAACCGTTATGAAAGGATGATTCTCGCTAAGTTTTTTAAAAAACTCATTTTGTGCCATGCATGTATAAATTCACGATAACTTTATTTAATCTGGTTAACCAAAGTTAATATTTTAATATTTAGGAGCTAAATACACTAAAGGACTACGTCTGTGTACTCAACACCAGTTTTTATCTATACGCAACGACAGATCGTTGTACTGCTTTTCGGTAACTCAGCGAGGAGATATATGCCAGTTTATGCCAAGCCACTAACATTACACAAAGGGGTTGATAACCAGATTCAATTCCAATTCTTGAACCAAGAACAAAAGCCAGTCGATATCACGGGCAAAGAGATATCATGCAGAATTATCAATTACGATGGTTCAGAAGTTTTATTACGCAAAGCACTAACACCTACACTGGCACTTAACGGCTTAGCGGTATTGACACTAAATGCATCAGACATTGAAGACATTCCTGCACAACAAGCACACTATTCATTAGAAATTCCAGTAGGACAATTTGGATTCCCAGTATTCGTAGATCAAAACGCGGGCGCCCGTGGTGATATGAACATAGTTAATTCAGTACTTCCAGCATTCATACCTTCAGCAAACGTAACCATCCCCACAGGGCAACCGTTTCCCAATATTGATTCTAATAATAGCATAGCAAACGTTTTACCAAATGCAAACATATATTACAGTAGCGTAATCAACACTGAGAACAATCCTGTATTGACATTGCAAACATCATTCTATCAGTACAATGGTGACGTAACGGTAGAAGGTTCCTCGATTGTTGATAACGATTGGTATCCAATCACAACTGCGGCGTACTCAAACAACAGTACTACTCAGGGTTATGTCGTTCAGGGCTATCACCCTTATATCCGTATGGCATTCACTAGCAATACGGGCGCAATCACCAATATCTTATCCAGATAAAATACCAAGACTATTGCTTATTGATACATACTATGCTAAAATCGTAGTATGTTTGATATCCTAACCATCGTACCGGGCAGAAAGAAACTGTCTCATAGTGGATGGCACAGTTTTAATGCAATATGTTGTAATCATCGAGGTCACAAGGCTGATAAGCGTGGCCGCGGTGGCATTTGTTTGGATGGTGACAACTGGTCTATGCACTGCTTTAACTGTGGGTTCAAGTGTGGTTTCACGTTAGGTAAGAGTCTATCAAAGAACACTAAGCAGTTTCTTATTTGGTGTGGTGTTGACGAGCAACAAATACAGAAGTGGAGCTTAGAGAGTCTACAACACAAAGACCTATTAAGTTACGTTAACGTCAAAAAGCAAAAGTCAAAAGTAAAATTCAAAGAACATTTGTTGCCTGAAGAAGCAGAACTCATTGACGTAAACAACCCACTACACAAAGTATATGTAGACTATCTACGGAACAGGTCTATAAGTATTACTGATTATCCCTTTATGAT